CCATGGCTGGAAAGTACGGTCACCGGCGATGTAGATCTTACGGCCGAAGTATGGTACTGCGATGTTGCCGAGGGTGGAGGCAGGAATCTCTGCCCTCACCGTCAGGAATGGGACCTTAAGGTCCGCGATTGGAGCTACCGGGTTGGTGATCGTTACCTGGAATAGGGCAGGACGAGCACCACCTAGAGGTAGCTGAGCTCTCATGTCATTGATTGAAAAGGCCATCTCTCATTCTCCCCTTAAAACTTGCCAACGATTTCATCGAAGCTTACACCGGTGCGTACTGCAACGAAGTTAAGCTGGATGAAGTTGATTGAACGTGCTGGCTTGATATAGATGTCGCCCCAGAACTCATTGCGATCGATACGCTCCGAAGTATTGTTCGAGCCGTCGCATACTACCTTGAATTCGTAGATGCCGCGGCGACCCTTGATGTCCCTGAGGTAAGGCTCAACTAGATTGCGGAAAGTAGCCCTAGTGAACTCGTCGTTGAATTCAAACAGGGTAAACTTAGCCGAAGTAGAGATGGCCTTCTCTAGAACGATGAAGAGGCGACGAACGTTGATGCGATCGAATGCCGATGGCTTGCCGAGTAGGGTCTTGTCTCCGTAGAGAACCACGCCTTCACCAGGGAAGTTAACGACTGGGTTAACGTCTGCCTTGTAGAGTGTATCCCTATCAGACTTTCCAGGGTTGAATGCTAGCTTCACGACGTTCTTTATCTGACCGCGGTTGAAGCCGGCTGGAGAGAACCAAGGATCGCGAGTATTGTCCGTGCGGACGATAGTGCCGGCAACGTCACCGTTTAGTGGTACCCAGCGATATACGTCATTGTACTTATCGTACATGTACTTATATCCAGAGTCCATTACTGCGTATGACGTGTTATGGATTGAGTTTCTGAAGCTTACGATCGATGACGGAGTATCGCCAGCGTTGTTTACAACAGTCTCAAGGTTTGGAGACACCATTACTAGGCAGTCCTTACGAACTTCAGCGATGTTGTCGATAAGGTAGTTGACTAGACCTTCTCCGCTTACGCCGTACTGGCTCTTACCAGTAAGGATTAGGGAGATGTCGACCTGCTCATTCTTTGCAAACTTGTCATATGCAGCTGCCGCCTGTGCTAGAGTCTGCGTAGTCTCAGTGATGCCGTCAGCGCCGGTGCGGAACGACTGAGTGTATGGACCAACTGTGATTGCAGTCATGTTTGCTGCAGTGTTGGAAGATACACCGGAACGTGCATTCGAGAACCAAGCGTACTTAGAACCGCTGTTGATTACGTTCTGGTAGAAGTTAGAACCACCCTGCTCTCTTCTAGCGTCAGATGCCCTAGATACCTTCTGCCATACTTCTAGTACCTGTCCAGGTGTTCCAGTAAACATGCCGTCTTCGTCAGCGATGACGATGTGCATCTCGTCTCCAGAACCGCCCATGTTTGCAGTATAGGCTGAAGTGCCGGGAGCGCCGGTTACGTAGTTAAAGTATTCCCAGAGCCTAGTAGCAGAGATAGCAGCGCTGTTTGAAGCTAGGTTATACGTAGTCGAAAGAGATACGTTTGCCTGAGCAGTGAATACAGTCGAGTTAGCAGTAACCGATGGGGTGCCGATCGAAGTGATCCTGATATTCTGGAAACCGATCGAGCTGTTGCCGCCCTGAATGTAGTCGCCGACCATAAGCTTACCTACGATAGTGTTTGCCATCGTATTAGCGTTGGTGTTTGAAGTAGCGCTGGTGACTACGATCTGGAGAGTATTGCTGTTGGTGGTAAAGTTGAATGAAGCTACGGAGTCTGTGTTTCCCGAAAGAGAAGCTGAGAACGCGTTAGATGACTCACAAGTAGAGATCTTTAGAGAGTTGCCGACGTCGCCAGCCCACTTGGCAAGCCAGTAGGTGCTCGAGTCGAAAGAACCAATCTTGTTTTCATAGTCAGTGCGGTTCTTGACCTGCTGACCAGAAAAGCTTGCAGTAGCATTTACTGCTGCAGCGGCGTTGTATGAGTTAGCTGCAATCGACCTTGAAACGTAGAGACGGTTTCCGTATGAAAGGAAGTTAGCTCCGGTGAACCAAGTCTCATAGTTGTTGGAAGTTGGACGTCCAAAGTTAGATACGAGTTCATCTTCAGAAGATACTAAGATTCTTTCTAGAGCTGGACCCCATCTGAAGACGCCGGCGATTGCTCCCTCAGTCGTAGAGACTGCTGGGACAATGGTTGTTAAGTCAACTTCTGTGACATTAACGCCAGGACTTACTTGAAATGGCATTGTTTTCTCCTTTATTTCATAAACAATCTACAAATCGTATTCTTATTTATAAAATGTCAGTTTAGAAGAAGCTTTTCAAATTCATAGTCACTTACAGTCTGCACGACTTCCTCAGGCATTCCATCATCGGACCAACCAAAAGGCGTCATTTCTTCCTCGATTTGCCTCTCGTTGTCCTCAAGGATCTTCTTTCTGACATCTGTATCAGATATTTCTTTGAAGTACTCTTGACTTACCATCCACGCAAAGAGTACTAGACACATTACCAAGTCGTCGTGGTGACCTTCCTCGGCATTGTAGGAAGTACCGTCCACGACGTATGTCGATAGCTGATTGATTACGTCGTAGTCGTTCAAGATGATCTGGGTATTCTCGATCAGTGACTTTATGTTCGAGCAGCCGATCCTCTTGGTAGACTTAGTCGTCTTTAATCCTAGCCTGTTCTGCGTTCCGCCCGCTCCTAGGACTGTGCCCTTCCTGCCAGAAGTGCGAGTCATGACTACGTTCTCGTACTCTAGATCTTGGTGAAGGATATTGACGACCTGAGACCCAGTATTTACCTCTACGAGAATGGCCGCGTCGTTGTAGTACCTGCCTATGTTGTCAAGCAGAGTAGGGTACAGAAGCTCGGACATGGTGTTGTTCTTGTAGGTAGCGACTACCTGATACGGGACCTGAGAAACGTCTACCATGACGAAGGCAGAGCTGTCAAGACCTAGACCCTCAGAGACGTCTACTGCGAGAACGTACTGGTGACCCTTTATAGGCTCCTCGTATATCTTGACTCCGTACTTCTCTGACACGGGCTTGAAGAATACCAGCCTCGACAGGACTGACGGGTGGATGAGCGTGTTGGAAGAACCTAGGAACTCACACTCGAACTCCTGCCTGAACTGCTCGGCCGAGGTGTTGCGGATCATGGACTCCTTCCATGCAGCGTCTCGACCCGGAACGTCTGACCAGTGAACGTCTACCCTAGAATACTCGTTCCTCTCCTGCTCAGACTCTACCCAGATCTTGTAGAATAGGTCCATGCCGTTCGGCGTAGACGTGATGATGAGCTTAGACGACTGACCGGAAGTAATGGTAGGGAAGACCGAGGCGAAGAAGCTGTCTTGGATGTTGCGCGGTACGAACGCGAACTCGTCAAGGTAGATCAGGTTGTATGACTGACCGCGGACTGCAGAAGAAGAAGTAGCGGACGCTAGTATCTTGGAGCCGTTCTCGAGCTCGATATTGCCCTTATTCCAGTACACTACGCCCTGCTGCAGCCACTTTGGAAGCCACTCGTACGCCAGCTGAAGACGAGCTAGGATCTCTCGAGCTTGCACCATCTTATTCGCGAGCACTGCTACGTTGTAGTTCTCGTTGAATAGTATCTTGTGAAGTAGGTAGCCGACGACGCCAGTGGTCTTACCGACCTGACGCGGCATCTTGCAGATGGTGAAGCGAGTGCTCTCGAACTGCTTGAACATCTTCTTCTGATACTCAAACGGCTTGAACGGTATGAGACCCTTGTCGACCGATACGATCTTTACGTAGGTTTCACAGAAGTACTCTACGCTCTGCGCGCACTTCATGTACTCTTGAAGCTGTTCTTTTGTAAAGCTTAGCTTGACGTCTTTGTTCTTTAGGTTCTTATTACCTAAGTAGAAGTCATTCATTGTTGGTCTTCATCATCTTGAGAAGGTCGGCAGTCGTCAAGAATAGGTTGTTGTTGGTGACGTTCTTCTGCTCTGGCTCGTCAGTCTTCTGAAGCTCTTTGTTCTTCTTCTGAAGCTCAAGCAGGTCCTTGTTAGCGTCTACCATGGTCTTGATGAGGTTGGTTACCACCTCGAATGCTCTCGGCGACTCTGACTGCTTGGCAATGTCCATGATGTGTTCGAGCGCGTCTGAGCCCTTCTCTATAACGTCGTAGAGATTCTTCCTAGCATACTCGTAGTCGTCGTTTTGAATCTTTGGAACCAGATCACTTATCTTTGCCCTCTCAGGCATGAGCGGCAGGTTGAGTGAAGTTCCTATAATGTCTTTTTTATGGGCCATTGTTAGTTGTCGGGAAGTCCGTTTGTGTTATGATGTAGTCATAGTTACTAGTCTCATCAATAGACTGGTAAGATACAGTATTAGCCAGAAGAATAGTCGGATTACCATTTGCGTCTAGTCCGGGCTGCGTAGTAGTCTGAGTTATTGCTATGTTGGCTTCCATCGGCGCAAATGAATTGATCGTGGCTATCTTGATCACCTTAGCCTGCGAAGTAGGACCGTAGAGGTATGCCTTCATCGTGAAATCGATTCTCCAGACGAGTGCTCGCCTCTCTGTGAATGCGGCATCATATGTGTCTTGATACTGAACTGACTTTATGATGACCGGTATGTCTGTATAGCCATCAAAGTCTTGAAGAAGCTTTGCAGATACAGTCCACTCCGGAGTAAAGTAAGGAAGGATCTGCTCGACGATTCTAGTGCCGTCTTCAGTCTCCTTGACCATGATAGATAGTTCAAAGTCTATGTCGTAGGGTACCGGAGTATAGACTTTCTGAAGTACGCTGTTTCCGTTGACATTGTTCTTCGTGTAGTACGGGACTGTAGTCTGGAGCTTGCGATCAGAAGCATAGGATATACCGGTAATCTCGAACCCCATCCTTGGAAGTGAGATTGCCGTCTTTGCTATACCGGTAGGGTTTGCCTCTACGCGCGCTAGGAACTTATCGCGAGGACCGTACGCAATTGGTACCGTGAAGGTACTGTTTACTGAGCCATCGGTGTTGTGTCTCTCGACCTTGATGTTGTTGAACAGGGTGCCGAAGATGACTACGTACTTCCTAAAGAGTGAGTGATAGTAGGGAACTGAAAGCATTAGAGTTTATTTCCTGTCTCACCGAATGGATCAAACTCAGTAAAGTCTATGAAAGATGCTGACTCTTTGTCAAATACTTCGTTTTCAGCCTGTGGATCAATTATGTCTATAGCATAGGTCTCTAGTAGAATAGGCTCGCCTGCTTCTGTAAGAATAGGAAAACCATTTTCAGTAGTGATCTCGTAAGATGCAGAGTCCAGAGTCAGCGCATTGTATACGTTATCGATCTCTGCTATTCCTGTGCTGAACTTGTCACTGTTAGCCTCGTACAGCTCACAGGTTAGGTCGTAGCTCTGCAGCGATCCCATCTGAAAGAATACTGGCTTAACGTTTGCGAGCTTGATCTGGTATAGAGACTGAGTAAGTGGGAACCATATCAAGTCGCCTTCGTTTGGTCTAGTCTCATAGTCGTAGTTGCCGACTTCAGAAGCAAAAGACCTTCTAGACATAGTGAATACTATCTGGTCCCTTACCTGTATTCCGAACTTAGACAGGAACTCACCATCGCCCTCGAATCCGTTGACGTTCTTTATATAGACCTCGACGAGGTATGAAGATTCAAATGTAAAGTAGGAGCCTTCCCTGAATACGTCGTCTTTATTGTTGACTTTTCTAGGGATGTAGTAGACGTCGATGCCGTACATCTTGATAGACTCTTCTATCAAGTCTTCAATCAAGTTCTGCTCAGGCGTAGAGCTAAAGTTATTAAAAAAGAAATTAGAAGCCATAGTCAGCCTATCATGTCATAGGCTGGAAGTGAGTAGCCGCTCGACATCTCAGCCTCTAACTTCTCTATCTCCGCTTCTGCATCGTTGTATATCTTCTCACCGTTGAAGGTCACACCGCCCGGAAGCTGCATGCCGTTGAACTTGGTGAGGTTGGACCCCCACTGCTTCTTGATAAGCTGAGTAGCGTATCTCTGAAGCCATCGATCGTTCCATATCTTTGGAAACTTGAGCGGGTCGATTATCTGATAAGCTACTACTAGTAGGAACTGTCCGGCCTGTACCTTCTGCCAGTTGACGTCGATGTAGAACCTGTTAGTGTTCCTGTTGTGTCTGATCGGCTGCTTGCCTACGAGTAGGTCTTCTAGCAGCTGGATCTGCTGGAACGCCATGTAGTACGGAACCATCGACTGATACGTCAGAGTATAGAGATCGTTGAGCGCTATCTGGTAGCGAATGTTGAAGATGTTGTTCGTCGCTATGTAGTCACCGATAGGAAAGATGTCTACAGCGCCGATGATGTTGTCTGGAAGAACGATGTATCCACCCTTGTATCCGGTAAGCACTGCACCGGATCCCGTAGAGGTGTTTACAGTGACGACGGGGTCTAGCTGGTACTTAGAACCGATGCTGGTGATGTTGATTTTAGTGATAGTACCCTGACCGTTGGTAGTAAGCGTAGCAGTAGCCCCGCTTCCCACTACGTCTCCGCGACCTCTGCTGATAGTTATCGTGTCGGTGTTTGAATAGCCGGTACCGCCGGAAGAGATGATGATCTCTTTAAGAACGTCTGGAAAGTCGCTGGCCTGATAGTTGTACCTATAGTACTGCTTCTCTACGCCGTCAAAGTGATAGTCGTAGTAGTACAAGAGAGCTTGGTCGACGCGGTCGTCTACTTGATCTATGTCGACGTTTATGTCGATGACTGGTTTGCCGAGAGCTCTCAGGCAGTATTCCTTGAACTCGTCTCTATTAGTAGGCGTGGCCATGGCAGATATCCTTTTTTAGTATTTATCACCCATAGCAAGTTACGTTGCCGCTTCCAGCAGAAGCGTAGGGATTGCAGTGTGCCCCTCCCAGCGGTACGCAGTTGACGTCTGCAGATGCTGGATCGTTGACTACTACCACTTTCTTACCGTTGATCTTTACTGTAGTGCCGGCGGGGTTTAGTTGCCCGCCGGTCTCACTGTTCTGGTCTTGGTCTACTGCCCATAGCTTGCCATTGACGAATACCGTAGACTGGCCGGTTACTACTGTAGTTGCAGCGCAGGCCCTTAAGTCTCCGTTTCTATGAGCAGCAGTCATCAGGCGCCCAAGATCTGCTTAAAGTCTTCGGTGTGCTTCTCGCGATCTTCTAGACCGATAGTGCCGCCGTTGATCTTCTTGGTGACTGCGGTAACGTCGTCGTTGTCAGCTAGGTGGTTGAGACCATTCTTGTGCCAGAACCAAGCAGCCGACTCTACTGCGCCTTGCGGAGTACCTAGGTAGGTAACAGCCTCTTCTAGTTCCACCCCGGAATCAGTAGCGAAGCCAGAATAGTTGCTTTTTCCGGTAAGTTGGATAAGTCCGCGGCCGCG